AGGCTTTGGTAGTAGCTGCAGAAGTTGCATAGTCGTTAGTACCGACAGTAGCACCATTGAATGAGCGACCCAATTGGATCAAGCTAGTGTCTACTTGCTTGGCAAGCGCATAGCCCGCATCAGCAGTGTAGAACTGGCGCAAGCTGTTTAAGGCTTGTGCTTCAACGATGTCCTCAATGAAACGTGAATATTCAAAGTGCTTGTTAATAGACACTGTAATTTCTGTCTCAGTATCGGCAATCAGAGTCACGGCAGTAGATGCCGCTTTAGCTGAGGCTGAACCACGAGTAGGGGCTGGAATGTGAACAGTGTCACCCTTCTTGCCTTTGAAGTTCATCTTCATTACGATGTTAGCCAGAACAAGATTTTTCTTGTAAGCGGCTATGATTTCATCAGACCAGATTTCTGGAATGAATTTGTCTGCGGTGGTTACTGTTACCGCTGGTGTTGGATATGCCATGATTAAATCTCCTAAAGTTTAACGAACTCGACCTTCTTGGTATGCCGCCATGATCTCGTCACTTAGTGCATCATACCGATTAGGGTCTTGCATTTTCAGCCGAATAAGGTCAGCCCTTCTGTATACCTTCTTTGATGATTCACCAGAACCACCTACATCAACACCTACAGCTCTTAAGTTTTGCTTACGAGTTGCCTCGCCATCATTGCTTGTTTGCTTCTGTTTAACAGAACGTAGTTGTTTATAGGTAGATAGCAATTCATTGGCTGAGTCGAAATCGTATCCAGAATCGGCTTGCTCAAAAATCCTAATGCGAACAGGGCTAGACTTCACCCAATTTGCAAAGTCCTGATCTTTGGCGATGTCTCCAAAGTCGGGATGTTCTTGCGCTAACCTTTGCTGAATTTGTGCCCTTTTCATTTCTAGCGTTACTTGTCGTGCCGCTAGGATGTCAGGGTGATTATCAACAGTCCTTTGAACTGCCTTCTGTGGATTCTCAAAGAAATCTACTTCAGGCTCTTCCTGTCTAGTTTGTTGTCGTGAACCAAGGTTCTGTTTGATAAGTTCATCGGCTAACTTTCTGACCTCGCCTACTTCCTGTGCTTGCTTTCCAATCAGCTTTTCAGCCTCTTGGTGCATCCTCACAATCTCGTCTAAACTTTTTTCCCTGTATTTTTCAGGAAGTTCAGGCTTTTGCTCGATCTTCTGTTGCTCAATCTCTAACTCACCCAACTCTTCTTTGTCATCATCAATCAACATACTTTTTCCTTTTCCTGCCGTTGTTCGGTTGTAGGAGATTCAACTCGGCATAATTGCTTATGAGTTGAGTTTCTGCTCGGCTTTCAATCTATCTAAGTGACTTTTCTCGAACCTTCCATGCGATGATGGAAACGCTCCAGACCACCCTTCTAGCTTAAAAGCTGGCGCAGATAAAATGCGATGAGTCTCCTCACCACAATCACACACAAGACTTGTTAACTCATAATCAACAAATCTCTCTGTCTTATGCCCGTTTATACAGGCAAATTCATACATTCTTCTCATTTAAGTCCTCAAATGCTCTTTCGCTGACTTGTTTCAAGTTTTTCAGCCAAATTAGTATTGAATACTCACCTTTTCTGAATTGTAGACTTTTTTCGTCTGCAATTGTTGAGATATTATTTAAAGGTTCTATCATTTTGTCAACATCTTCCATCAATTCTATCCACCCTTGAGTGGACATCATGGAAAAACGCTCTTCGTAGTACTTCTGAAGTTCTGGATTCATTGTCTAGCCATCTGTTTTTCAACAATCTTAGCCTTATTCTGAATATCTGCTTCTTTTAGCATCAAATCAGCAATCTTGACCCGCTTATCAAACTCTCGTGAAGCCAAAGCATCATCAGTTGGGAGATTTTTGGTATTAGCCGCCATACTCTTTGCTTGCAATTCAATAGGCATCAATTGCGCTTCAGTCAATAACTTTTGCGCTTCAGCCTTGTTCTGCTCTGCTTGTGTAGTTTGGACAGCAATCTGTGCTTGAGCGAGTTGCATAGCCATTTGTTGTTGCATCTGAGCCGCTTGTTGAGCTTGTGGGTCAGGAGTAGCCATCTTATCTAGCATCTCGATCAATTCAAATCTGTTTGACAGAGAAGAATTAGCCATGATGCCCTTCAAAATGATAGGCAAAACAGGTGTATTAGGTCCAAGAGTCTGCAACAAAGCGATAAATTGTTGTTGCTCATGCTCTCTAGCAATAATACCAAGCGCAGCCGTAGGAATGAACTTCATGTCCACAGTAGGGTAACGCTCTGGATCGAACTGCATATAGCGGTAGGCGGCTTTGGTGATGAAGGGGATCATAAAATCCTCTTGGAAGTTCACCAATGTACGCTTGTATTTCTTGATAATCGAGGCAGTAGCCATCGAAATACCGCCCTGACCCGCATCTCTCGCAACGGCAGACACCATTCCCTGAGAGTCAAGAGTTCCTGTTGCCATCAAAAGCATACGCTCAAACTCTTTGGCAGTTGTCAGGTTAGAACCATCTGTATTGCCGAACTTGAACGGGAACAAAATCTCATTTGGATTGCCGTTTGTTAAGATTGCCTTGCCTGGCTTAACCTCAAACTTTGCACCACGAGGTAGACGGGTAGCATCCATAGCCATCATTGGGCTAGTTGTCAGAGCAAGAGAGTCTAAGTGGCTACGCACTTGGGCATCAATGGCTTTTTGTGAGTTGTAAGCCTTCTCAACAGTGCCACGACCCAATAAACGATTAGGAACTGTATCGTCCTGATAAGCAAGGATCGGTCTGTCCTTCATCATGTATGGGTTCTTTTCAGCTTTGAGAAGAGTCCCATCATTGGCGATCACTACGATAGCCTCGACCAGATCGGAATACTCATCCTGAATAGAGTCTTCAGGAAATAAGTCTTCTACCTCAGAACCATTTTCTTCTAGTTGGTCAAGGTACTCTCTAGGAACTAAACCATAATAAGTTAAAAGTTTTACTTTATCATCTTCGTACTGAGAAACTTCTTGTGTAGGCTCTAAGTCAGTATCCATAGAGTCAGTGCCAACCTTTACCTTTCGATAAATACCTTCTTCTTGACCTTTAACAATCTTGTGGATGGAAACGTACTTCTCAATAGCAACGCCCATACAGTCATCAATAGATGTTCCATTAGGGTCAAATAAGAAGTTACGGGGATTTACAGGAACAATCTTGACCGCAATGCGGTCTTGTTCTACCACTCCAATAGCGGCTTGTCCCATTTGACCAGGTATTGCCTGAGTAGCGGGAACAAAGACTTTCTCTGTTTTAACAACAATCTCACCGATGCCCGTACCATAGATTTCTGCCAATAGCTCAATCTGGTCAATAGACTTGCGAATCTTGTCTACTTTGAAGTCTTCCATCAGTTGTGCTTTGATAGCAGCAACATCTAGTGGGCTACCATTGACATCACGAATATCGTCTTGGATGTCAAAGAATTCACCCTGACCAAAGATAGCTTCCATGATCTCAGCATGGCGTGTCTCTACGGCTTGTTGGGTAGCAGGGGTAACGATACGGCTACGCTCGGAGTCTCTAGTCTTATCTTGGGCATCCCACTCACCATTGAAGATGCGCTCATACTCTAGCCAATCATCAAGGCAATTGACATCTCTCCAATCCCTCCATCTATCACAATGGTTGACAACAAAGTTAACTATCTCTTTGTCTGAGTCGCTAGGTTCTTGGAATTCCATTCTTATACCCCACTAATAATATCTACTGGTTCCCATTCTTCTGAATCATCTTCTTCCATGTAAGATGTAACAGCCAGTTGGTCAATGTAACTGAGGGAGTCAGGTAAGTCATCATGGACTCCTTGAGCAGGGAACAGGATTAACTGGTCTACAAACTCATCCCAATCTTCTTCCGAATTTAACACAATTCTGCCATGCTCGAACCTACCTTGTAAAGCCCAGATGATTCTGTCCGCTTTTTTTCTATTCCCATGAGTCAAATCCACGATGTGGGCATAGGTGTTGTTCTTACGCATTAAATCGGAAAGATAGGGCAAAACAGCGTTCTTTAACGCCCCCCTCTCTATCCCCACACTTAAAGGGCGGTAGTCCCGAATAGCTATAAGTATCTTGGAGGCGGTCTCTCGGATGTCCCACCTTCCGTGTTCAATCTTCTCAACAAACCACTTCCCATCGTCTGTAACCTTCACTATGGATATAGCAGACTCGTCCAGACGCTTCTTAGCATTAGCGGCTTGTTTGGCAACTTCCTCGAATCCCGCTAGGTCAACAGCAATGTAATAGCTTCCATGTTCAGGACTAACCCCATATTTGATCCACTCTTCCTTAAAGATGTCCGAACCCGCATTGGTAAAAGAAGCCATGAACTCTTGCTTAAAAGCGAAGGAACTCAGGGTCTTTTTAGCGGAATCTATCTCCGCTTGGTCAATCAAGGGGTTATCAGCAGTGGTGAAGTGCCAACTCTTCCAATCAGGGTCATCCTCTGACTCACCCAACTTAAAGGTGTCATAGAACCAGTTGCGTCCTTTTGGAGTGCCAATAAAGAGTGCTCTTCCCCGTTTATCAGACAAACTCGCACGAATGACCTGTTCCCATGCTTCTGGTTTGATGTCGGCAACCTCATCCAGAACGGCATAGGTCAATGAGACACCACGGAGGGTATCAGGTCTATCAGCACCACGAACGTATATCCTAGCTCCGTTTATCAGGGTAATGTCTAGGTTGTTTACATGACTACTCTGAATAACCTCTCTGCCAAGGTCTAACAGTAAGTCCCAGATGATTTGACGGCTTTGTCCCATTGTCGGTGAAACGTAAAGAACCGCAGAGCCTTGTGGACACTTGAGTCCTTCGATAAGGAGGGTAACTGCCGCCATACGAGACTTACCGCACCTACGCCCAGCAGCCACAACCTTGAACCTAGTCGTGTCCTTAAATACCTCTTGTTGCCAAGGAAGTAGAGAGAAGTTTAAATCAGCCATATTTAGCCTCTACATCTTCTGCTTGCTCAACAATAGTAGGTTCTTGCCCTAAACCAGTGATATTGATGGTTACGGCACTTCTTTGGCTCTTATCCTTTTCAAACAAAGAAACAGGTAGAGTCCTATCAAGACACATCTTTAAAGCTACTAATTGATGGGGATGGTCATCATTAAGGGCTATCTCAATAACCTTCTGAGCCACATCCTTACCTCCACTCCTAATCATCATCTCTTTAAGCTCTTTGAGACGTTGATGATCTGTCTTAGGTAGTACAAGGGGCGGATTGTCAGCAAACCTCTGTATGGTCATCTTGACGCTTCCCTTTGGTCTTCCTCTTCCTCTTTTTTCCATTTTGTCCTCCTTGGAATGGATTAGTTCATTTTAGCTTTTTCTGAATAGAGGCGGGTACACAAATATCTACCAACCCTACCTACCCCCTCCCCCCCC